GCGCAAAATTTGTGCCAAATTTTGCGCATAAGTGAGTGCTCACTTCGGCAAATGTTGGCGAGTGCTTACTTCGCAAAGCCGATTATAGGGGTAAACCCTTAATCAATATCTATTCTGATTATCTTATTATCTTTGATAGTAAAATACATATTAAGGTTATTCATTATAACCCAAACGCAATTATTACCCTGTTTCAAAACCCAAGTATAGGCAGAGTATTTTCTAGCCATATATTCATTTACAATTTGATAATCCATTTTATTCTCCGATATAATATTGTGATAATGCCGAACGATATTCTGCTATATTATTAAAGCGAATATCGTGCCTAATGCAAAATGCTTTGAATTCTGTAATTTGTTTATCTGTATATTTCATTATATAATCCTAGTATATAATAAGGGTTTCCCCTTATTATATTATGCTGTCATTCCGATTCTAGCACATAATGCCCGAAATTGTGATAATGGCATATCTGATCTCATTCTATTAATACCATCGCAAGCCAATATAATATTACCTACATTATAACCCTGAGTATTATCTATTCTATCCATTGTGCATAATGTAAATATAACTGCACCTTCAATTAAACCACGCTCAATAGTCATTATCTCACCAGTATGAAAGCATTTTCCCTCTTGACCATAATATAATCCGCAAAGATAATCAATAGTTACATTATCGTCACTTGTGCGATTATTCATTTTATCCCGTGAACGTGCCATTTTAAGGGATTTTGCAAAAAAGTGTTGTAAGGGTGAACGTGTGCTTTTAGCCATTTTGAGAACCTCTGTTTTGTTGAACATGAGTTATTATAAGCGCAAAATTATTGAGGTGTCTACATTTATTTTAGAGTTTAACCTCTAATTTAAAAATATAAATGAGTACGTTTGTTTACAAATATTCTGCAAACAAAAGTACTCATTTATATACCTATAGGGGTATAGGGGGGTTATCGGACTAGCATACCCCCTAGGGTATCGCCACCCGCCCACACGGCCTATTTAAGGAAAATTTCCAAACACCCTAAGGTGCCAAAATCCACACTTGCTAAAACACCCCTAAACTGTTATAATCATCATAAAAGGACAATTCTATGACAACACATCTACCTGCCGAAACCGTCAAAATCTCCCCGGAAGCACTGGAAGTAGCAAATGCCTACCTCCAGCTTAACGACGCCCGTGCCGTAGCTGTAGAACTTGATCTAGACCCTGAAGTGGTAACTAACTTATTAGCTAAACGCGAAGTAAAATCATATATTGACTCAGTATTCTTTGACTCAGGGTACAATAATAGATTCTTGATGCGACGTGCAATGGATGCACTAATCAAGCAAAAGTTTTCAGAGCTGGAGGAGTCTCAGACTGGCAGCGCTAAAGATATTGCTGAGCTCTTACAAATGTCACACAAAATGTCAATGGACTTAATGGATCGAGAAATACAGTTAGCCAAAGCGCAACAAGCCACTGGACCACAAAAACAAGTTAACGTACAAATCAATGACGCACTAGATGGATCAAAGTACTCACAACTAGTGCAGCGTTTAATTACTGGCGAAGGCGTTTAATGCTCGTAGTCTCACGCCCAGACATTAATGTTGATGTTATACAAGAGTTCGACCCTCAACAGCGGTTTATTAAGTTACCCATAACAAATTACCTAAAGCTCTTAGATGTATACGATACAATCAATCGCCCACAGATTGCACTAATCAACGCAGTCAACGATCCCAAGTACCGTTTTATATGTGCTGCACTAGCACGCCGGCTCGGCAAAACTTACATTGCCAATATCATCGGTCAATTGGTTACACTAGTCCCTGGGTCTAATGTGCTAATCATTTCACCTAACTATAACTTATCATCAATATCATTTGAACTCCAACGCAAACTTATCAAACACTTCGACCTCGAAGTCGCACGTGACAACCTCAAAGACAAAATTATCGAGTTATCAAATGGTAGTACCATTCGTATGGGTTCTCTTAGTACCGTTGATAGTACTGTTGGTAGATCGTATGACTTAATCATATTTGACGAGGCTGCACTAGGTGAAGGCGGTGAAGCAGCTTTTAATGTTGCCTTAAGACCTACCCTAGACAAGCCTCAAGCCAAAGCCATTTTTATCTCTACACCTCGTGGTCGTAACAATTGGTTTTCACAATTTTGGAATCGTGGATTTGATCCCGGTTTCCCAGAGTGGATTAGCCTTCAAGCTGATTACACTGAAAATACTCGTATGTCTGAGTCGGATGTTGCTGAAGCGCGACGTTCAATGTCAAAGTCCGAGTTTGAACAAGAATACTTGGCCTCATTTTCCGTATTTGAGGGTCAGATTTACACACTAGCGGACACAGATGTTGTTGAAATTCCTGAAGACCTCAAAGGTGAGGCATTTGCTGGGTGTGACCCTGGCTACCGAGATGCTACTGCTTATTGCGCTATCGTTTACGATTGGAACCGCGATTGCTTTTTTGTTGTCGACGAATATTTAAAGTCGGAAAAAACTACTCAAGAACATGCAGCCGCATTTACTGAAATGAATTTGAAGCATGGAGTTGAAGTAACTTTTATTGACTCGGCAGCTGCACAGTTTGCTGGCGACTTGGCTTACTTGTACAACATTTCAACTACTAAAGCTAAAAAAGATGTCTTACCAGGCATTGCGTATGTTCAGACCTTACTACAACAAGGTCGATTAAAGGTTGCCCCACATTGCACTAACGTGCGAGCCATGTTTGACCAGTATCGCTGGGATCAACGTGAGGGGCTGCAACGTGAACGACCAATGCATGATGATTATAGTCACATGGCTGACGCAGTTCGTTATGCACTATATACATACACACTATAATGGTACAAAAAATTTATGCATTGACTTTTTGTTGCCTTAGTGCTATAATACTAGGTAATTGCGGTGCATTTTGTACCCTTGGAGATTTAAATGGATAAAACAGAATACGAAGCAATGCTAAAATCAGCTTTTGCCTCAGAATTCTCGTTCTTCTTAAAAGCAGCTGGCTTTCACTGGAATGTCGAAGGCAGCCTGTTCCCACAGTATCACGAACTGTTTGGCAACATTTATGCAGAAGTTTACGGGTCTATTGATACGTTTGCTGAAGAGCTACGTGCACTAAGAATTTACGCACCTGCGGCATTTGAGACGTTTGATGATATTTCACAAGTTGAGTGTCAACTAGAAGTACCTAACGGTATGCAGATGACACAAGAACTTTTAGCAGATTCAGACCTAATGTGTGAGATGTTCCGTGAAATGTATACTCGTGCCGAAATGATGGGTGACTACGGTTTAGCTAATTTCTTAGCAGATCGTCAAGATGCACACAAGAAACACTCTTGGATGTTACGAAGCACATTAAAGTAAATGGCAGCCAACACAAATAAACGAATCCCTGTAAAGTGGGTTCGTGATAGGGCTAAAGCAGCCTATGAAAAGAAATCGGAGTGCTGTGTTTGTGGTAGTGCCACAGACTTAGAACTCCATCACCTACACTCAGTTACTATACTCCTAGATAAATGGGCTAGAGCTCGTGGATATGACATTTCAACAGATGAAGGCATTGTAGCTGTAAGAGATGAGTTTATTGCAGAGCATCGTACCGAGTTATATGACCAAGTTTACACCCTTTGTAATCGTCATCATGTAGCGCTGCACAGTGTTTACGGTAAAGCTCCTCGACCTGGTTCAGAACCGAAACAGGCTCATTGGATTGAGACACAGCGTGCAAAGTATTCTGGTGGTGAAGTAGCAGTACCCAAGAAAAGTTTTGGCAGTTTTTTCAGTGAGTTCACTTAAGGGAAAACTATGTCAAGATTTACAGATTGGATTGTTGAAAAACTTAATCCAGCACAAACTCGTATCGCTCAAGAAGCAGGTACACAGATTTCAACTGAAAGCAAGATAACATATCAACAAGCCTTTCAGAAACTAGAGTCAGTTAATCGTAGTGTAAACATGCTTGTTAGCGCAGCTAGCTCGCTTGATTACGATGTAAAAGATAAGGTTAATGAGGGCGTTGTTACGGGAATTCGTCAAAAGTCACTAAATACGCTTTTGAACTTTCGTCCTAATCCTTATCAAAGCACACAAGAATTTCGTCAGTCAATCTTTACAGACTTGATCTTAGAAGGTAACGTGTTTGTACACTTTGATGGTGTATTTATGTATCACCTGCCTGCTAGAAATGTAGAAATTTTAACTGATGTAAAAACATTTATCCGTGGTTATCGTTACAACGGAATGGTTGAGTTTAAAGAGCAAGAAGTCTTTCACTTCCGTGATCTTAACTCACATAGTATATATCGTGGCGCTTCGCGCCTTGAAGCAGCCCAACGAAGCATTGCTACATTATATGCAATGAAAGACTTTCAAGAAAACTTCTTTGAAAACGGAGCTGTATTTGGTTTAGTGCTTACTTCAGAGAACACACTATCACAAATTGCAAAAGAAAAAACAATTCAATACTGGTTACAGAAATATTCAACTAAACAAGGCGGCAAGCGTCCAGTTATTTTGGACTCAGGATTGAAGCCTGCACAAGTATCAAACCAAAACTTTAAAGACATGGATTTTGACCAGTCTATTAAAACGCACAATGAATTAATTATGCAATGTATTGGTATTCCACCTATTTTATTAGCCGGTGGAAATAATGCTAACATTTCGCCTAACTTACGCTTATTTTACTTAGAAACAGTAATGCCAGTAGTTCGTAAATTTGTATCTTCACTAGAACGATACTACGGATATGACATTGAAGCAGTTACTAGTTCAGTATCGGCAATGCAACCAGAATTAAAAGATATTGCTGCCTACCATTCGACTTTAGTCAATGCAGGCATCATTACAGCTAATGAAGCAAGAAAAGAGTTACGTTATGAGCCTATTGATGGCAATGACGAAATAAGAATACCCGCCAATATTGCGGGTTCGGCTGCTGATCCGTCGAAAGGTGGTAGGCCCACAGATAATCAGCAATAAAGGGGTAATATGGTAGATAAAAGTAAAGTACT